AAAAATTCTTTGAGCTATCTAATGAAATTTTAGCTCCTAATGCGGAAGCTAGATATTCCTCCGCCAATTGTTCACTTGAAACTTTCTGTAGGAAAGGTAACGTTTCCATATGATAAGGAATCAATTCTTTAACAGCTTCATCCGAAGGAAGATTATTAATATTAGCATTTTCTCTTAAATCTTTTACTAATTTTTTAAGGGATAAAGTTCTTTTCATTACATTAGGCGTCATATCATCATAAGACAATAGATGTCCTAATTCATGTGAAAATATAGTCATATCTGCAAAAGGATCTAATCCTTCAGGTACATAAATCTTTCTTATAAGAGGGTCAAATGAACCCATAGAAGCAGCCTTTAACATAGGCGTTACTTTATCTGGATTAAGCTTTTCAATATCTACCATTAAGGTTTCTAAGATTTCATCCTGATAATCCTTGATAACAGATTCTGTTATGATCTTACCAGTATACTGTTCTCTTATATCTTCTACTATTTTATAAGAATCACTCGCAAGAATACTTTTAGCTTGTTTTCTGGCTTCTGTTTGAGTTATATTAGAAACATTAGGTTTAATTAATCTAGAAGGATTCAATACACTTCTAGGATTGGCATATTTTCCAAAGACTTCACCCAAACCAGTAGCACCGGACATTGCAAGTTTGAAATCAGATTTGACACCAGCTAGACCGGCATCGAGAGAACCTTTTGGATCAGTAACAATGGTCTTTAAGAATTCAGCCATCATCTTACCAGAATCAGAAGGATTTGTAATAAACTGATACATATCCTCTAATTGGTTGGATAATGAGAAGCCCGCCGCCACTGAGAACTCTTCTAGCTTCTTGACTAAACCACCATCAGCGTAACTATTAATAGCTTGTAATAAAGGACCATTGGCTTTAGCGGATGCCGCATTTACTACGAATTCACCATTAGATAGACTAGCAGGGATGCTATCTGATTTACTAGTACCTGGACCAGATACCCAACCACCTCTTGCTAGGGGTATTTTATTAAAAGAGCCAGGAGATAAAGCCCACAATGCACTTGTGAGGTTATATAATTGTTCGCCCACATATTGTAATTTTGTGGTGTTTGCACTTAAAAGCTCAGACTGAGTTGCAAGTAAATCAGACTGAAATAAACCAACAAACATTGATTCTAATCTAGCCACAATAGCGGCAGGAGATTCACCAGCAAGTAATGCTGAAGAGATATCTGCCTTTAATTGATCTCCATTTATACCTTCAGGGAATTTTTCCTGAAGATTAAGCTGCTCTAGTTTACTAGATGCAATGGCATCACTAGAAAGAGTCTCTCTGGTGCCTTTATCTAAAGACATATAAGCATTCATATCTAGTGGAAAATCTTCAAAGATTTCCTTTATTCTATCATAACCAGTCTTAAATCCATCGTAAAGACTGTCTGACATTTCCTCTCTGAACTTAGCAAAGATTTCTAAGAAAGATAAATTATTAACTCTTTTTCTAAAAGCTCTGAAATAACTTTCATCTAGTACACCAGAAGAATCTATTGCTTTCTTCTTAAGTTCTTCAAATGCATTATTTAAAGATACAGCCTCTTGTGCTAAAGCTAAACGTAACTGACCTGGTAAGCTTGCAAAATATTCTTCAGGTAATGAGAATTTAAACGTATTGTTGAAAGCTTCTAATCCACCAGAAAACACTTTTATCTTTGTCTCATTAGTAGCTTTTTCAATTTCTTTATTAGCTTTCTTTATCTCACGAATATTCTCGGTGATTTCTTCTTTTGATAATCCTGTTTTAGCAAGTCTATTCTCATATTTAACCACATCTGCTCTTAATCTGACTAGTCTGCGAATCTCTTCATCAGTCAAATTAGAGATTACATCGTAATCAGAAAAGCCTGCTTCTTTCAATGTAGCAAATGGATTAGAAGTCATCATTCTATAAATAGGTTCTTCAGCAAGTTCCTTAGCCTTATTGAACTGATCAGTGTAGGCTTTTAATGTAGCAATGTCATAACTTGATTCAAGATCCTTAATGGCTTTCTCAGCATTCTTTAAATAAGCACCGGCTAGTTTTAAATTATTTAGCTCACCTTCGCTTAATAATGACATTGTTTTTAAATCAAAGCTAGTCCCAAGAGTACTTAAAGTACTGACTAAATCACTTGCACTAGTAGCTGCTATAGCTAAATTATCGGTAATACGTTTTATTGCAAGAGAATTACTTTGGTAAGCTTTCTTTTCTGCTTCAGTAATCTCCGCACCTTTTTCTCTTATTCGAGCATTCTCAGTAATCAGAGGAGACAATTTAGTAGCATATTCATAAGCTCTATCGAAACCATATCTTCTAACTACATCATCTTCACTAGCGCCAGCTGCACTTAATGTTTCACTCACATAAGCAAAGGGATTATAAGACTTCTTTCCTTTTGTTGCAAAATCTTCAAGGTTCGTACGAGTCTGTGCAAGTGCTATACGGGCTGTACCATCTTCTAAGGATCTTCTAATGTTAGTACCTAATTGTATGGGCACGCCGGACCAAGAATCAAATATACGATTTTGGAAAGTATCCATAGCCTTGCCAAAAGTATCTTCGAGAGTAGTACCTAGTATTTGGCTTTCTTCACCGAAACGTCTTCGGGTTTCCATTTGATCCCAAAAATTAGTTTCTTCAAAACCAAGTGATAAAAGTGGTTTTAGACGCTTTTCAAAGTCAACACCCACAGGAGCCATTTTAACATATCTATTTTTAAATCTATCTTCTGCATCTTGGAATCTAATTAATTGTCTTAAATAATTATTAACTTCTTCTTCAGGCCATTTTAAAAGCTCTTCTAAAGGTGTATTTAAATTCAAATTCTGAGACATCTCAGCAGCTTGATAGACATTTTGAATATTGTCTATAAGCTGAGCCCTCCTCGCAATCATATTCGCTTCAACTTCAGCATAGCGAATATTAATTACAATGGCATTATGTTCTGCTATGTTCTTGGTTTGTATTAACTGTTTACCTAAGAACTCTACTTCATTAGAGATCTGACGAACTCTTTCAAAGGATTTGTTATTATAAGCAAAAATTCCAGAGTTATCAAAATCAATTCCTGCAGATGCAAAATTATCCTTGATCTTACCTCTAGCATCTTGGAAGCGTTTAATAGCTTTAGTTTGAAGATCAAATAACTTAGCTCTTTGAAGTTCGTTATTAACACGCTGCTCAGCTTTGAATCTCTCATTGACAGCAGCACTCATCTCTTTCTGGTATTTTATTTCTAATTGTTGTCTAGAAAAATAGTTTGAAGAAGGTCTATCACTTGCCATTACAACAAGTAATTCTCGTTTATAACGGCCTTTTATATCACCAATAGCTTTCTCTGCAGCTAAGAAAGCTTCTAAACGTTCACCGAAAACTACTTTTATCTTTTCATTTTCGTATTCTAGATTTTCCCATTCAGTAAACATCCCAGAGACGCGCTTGGAACTTTCACTACCAGGACGAAAACCGGCAATATACTGACCTTCTGCCTCAGCTTTCGACAAGAGCTTCATTCGTTCTCTTATAGAGTTTTCTCTATCAGTAAATCTATTTAGAATCTCGTCACCTTGTAATAGAAGTCTATTAAAATAAAGTAAACGATTACGTGCAAATTGCTCTGAACCTTTCGTTAGTCTATCGATTCCTCTATTGCCAAACTTAAAATTACCAACTTCTGCAAGATCTTTTTGAAATGTTTCAAAACTGAAAGAAGTATCTGCAATTGTTTTATCTAAGAAGTTCGTTAGACCTTTAATCTCTGTCTCAATTTGCTTTTTGGTACCGTCTAAAGGCTGTCCTGTAAATTCTAAATCAAGACCTTCATCGACCAATTTCTGAAGACTTTCTCTTTTTGTTTTAAGAAAAGCTTTCTGTTTAGAATCTAAACGAGTTGTATCTAATTCGGTCAAATCGTAATCAAGCGAGATATCTTGTCTTTGTAGGAATTTTTCCTGACGTTTACTCAGTCCAGAAGGTGCATTATATGGTTTTTCTTTCCACGGATTCATGAAATCAGGTAATGCAAGATCTCTTAGCCATGCACCAAATGCTTTTAAATCAGTCCAAAATTCACCAGATTCACCAAACAACCAAACACCTAGTAAACCAACTCCAGCTCCTACAGCTAGGACTATCGGATTAGCAATTAGAAAAGCTCCAATACCTGTTAAAACAGGCCATAATACTCTGCTACCGAGGAACTTAAGAACTTCCCAAGTACCTGTAAGGAAACCTTTCCCTAATGCTCCTCCTAGCATAGTACCAAGAACTGTAGCAGTAAGTGCCATTTCTGCATTATCAGTAAGACTATATGCAACAGCTCCTGCGATAGAACCTATGATCGAACCTGAAATCATTCTTGCAGTATTTCTAGACATAGCAGCAAGACCCTTTCCAATTCTTATTGTAAGTGCTTGTGCTAATAAACCTAGGTTTTTAATTATTACTATCGCTTGTCTGTCAAATGTTGCTAAACTCATTATTAATGCATATAGCATTGAACCAACTACAACAACAATACCAGCAGTTAATGTTGCTAAAACAGTAGCAATAGGATTCGCTTTTACGAATTCTTTAACATCATATAAAACTCTTTTAACAGGACTTTCATTTTCCGTGCCTGAAGCAGATGTACCTTCGGCTTTGGCTGAACCTGCTGCAAGTAATCCACCAACTACTAATCCACCTAGGACTAGTTTTCCGGTTTTACCACGGAGACCATAAAGAAGTTGTTGTACTAAACCGCCTCTACCTGCTCTGGTTTCTACTATTCTGGCAGTTTTTGTAACTTCAGAATTGATAGTACTAAACAATCCACTAAGTTTAGATGTGCTAACACCAGATGTAAAAGTAAATAACCCATCGAAAGCTCTTCTAAAATTGAATGCTAACTTAGACATCCAATTCAAAGAAGATTTAAGAACACCTTTAAGTGGATCTAAGTATTCTTTAGTAATAGTCTTCATTGCATTCTTTTGACCTTTAGCAATATCCTTGCCAAAGAGAATCGTCTGAATCCAATTCCAACCCTTACTAATAGGGCCAGCAGCTATATCAATCATCTTATCAGAAATAGTTCTATAGACACTCATCATGAACATTTGCGTTTTCATTAACCAAGGCTTTGGAGGACCAGTAGGCGGATCATTGAAGAATGCACTAAAGATATCCATCTTGCCAAGATTATTACCTGCAGGTTTAAATTTTGCAAGTAGAGAACTAAAACCTGCACTTAATGGAACTGCAACATGTTTCATAAAGAGTGAAGTTATATTCAAAAGTCCTTGCTGACCAAACAAAGCTAGATATATTAAACCACCTTTAAAAGCCATATGCATTAAAGGTGAGTTTGCAAAAAGTGAATTGAAGACACCCATCGAATCAAGCACAATACCTAAGGAACTAAGAGTCACTATTCTTCTATTTTCATTACCAAATAAAGTGGAACCGATTAGTCCTAATTCACCATATTTACTTTGGCCAGGCTTTAAGCCTTTAAGTTCTTTCTTATTTTTAAGATCACCACGACCATTTATGAAGTTAAAGATTTTACCAATGCTTTCAGAAAAACCTTTTAAAGATTTTCCACCCACACCAATGGCTTGTAAGCCTTTAACACCACCAAGACCAAAGAGAATAGTACCTACAATTCCAAGAGGGCCTGCTATACCTACGAAATTACTGACACTAAAGAATGATTTTAATATGCCACCAATAATAGGTAACTGCTCTACAATACCTCTAGTAAGAGATGCGCCAAATCCTAATAACGCATTAGCAATTTCTGGTAGATTTCTCAAGAATGAAGCTAGAACATAACCAAGCGCATTACCTATAATATAACCTAATTGAGATGCAAAACTTCCTCCAGTTAACGCTGCTTCAAACTTCTCTGCAATTAATGTAGCGTTAGTAGAAAGACTTGTTAATATTGCTGTTATAATTGCAATCTTAAGTTTACCAGGAGGGAATAAAGAAGCAACTAATAACCCAGCGGCAGAGAGTAATGCTACTGATAGAAGCTGTGGAAATGCATTAGTGATTTTTATAAGAACTTCTTTGACATCCAACCAGAAATTTACTAATTTATCTTTAATATCATCTGGAGCAACAATCGGAAGTTCAATCTTCATACGATCAAATTTGATTTCTTTAAGTTTAAACTTATAGTCAGTATCAAAAATATCTTTGAATGAATCATGAACGAAACTAACAAATTTAGAAATACCGCCAGCTGTTCTGCTTTGCAAAGAATTAGCAGATGATACAATTGTTTCTATTGTATCAGTCCACCAAGAGTTACCAATAACTTTATCATAAACATATTTAAATTGTTCAATTACATCCTTACAGAAATCTTTGACTTTATTATAAGCTTTTGTAAGATTGTCTACAACAATTTCTTCTATTGCTCCGAAAAGCTTCTTAAACTCTTTAATTGCTTTTTCAATGAACTCAATAATTACTTTTTGAACTTTATCAAATCCAGCAAATGCTTTTCTAAATACAGCTACTATACCAATAACTTGAAATGTTTCTTTTATTGTATCAGAAACATCTTCCATAAGATTTCTTAATTGACCAGCTACATCTTTAAATCCTTCTTTAAAAGTCATACCTTCATTCAAATCCTTAAACATCTGTTTAAGAATTTTAAAGACACCTGTAAACAGTTCTAGTACACCTTTGGCTGCAATTCCTAACCCTTTAAATAAGTTAGGGAAGGCATCTTTAAATGCTTCAACGAATACGTCAAATGCAGGATAAAGATAACTGCGCATTATCTTACCAAGTTCCCAAATCTTCATTGAAGCATTTGAGACTGCACGAGTTAGCTGTGCCATTGTATCGAAGAAAGCTTCACCAGAACCACGCCTAATAGCAAAGATAGTATCTAGTCTAAAACCAAAATAACGTTGAATACCTTGTAACGAAGCTCTAAGTTTATTTGAGAATCTATCTAATGTAGAGCCAATTGTATTGGTGTTACCTTTAATAGCAGTGGCAAGATCTTTGAATGCTAATGCATATTGTCTCAAAGTCTTTTGACTAAAAAGCCTCTTCATGGTTTCAACATTAAAGCCACCACCTATCCAATTTTGAGGACCTAATCTCTTAAGTCGTCTGAAGGCTTTTTCGACATCACTTTCCCATTTAAAGATCGTTGCAAATCTAAATCTCTTCCAAGATTCAATCCAACCACCAGTCATTTGATCGAAATCTCTGACTGCTTTCAGGAAATCTCTTTTTAACGTTCTAGTTAAACTGAAAGTAGGGAACATCTCAGCAAATTGTTTAGAAATGGTTTTTATAGAAGAAAGAATAGGACCGAATAATAGAACTGCATTAGTGCGAATCTTGCCATAAGCTTTTGCTACTTGATTACCTAATTCAAATGCATTCCTAGAAGCTTCTTTTATACGTGTTCCGAGTCTTAACATAGATGCAGCACTTGCATCCGCTAAACCTAGACCTTTTGTAAATTCATTTACATATACTTTTAACGATGTACTAAGAATCTCTGAAGTCTGTTCTAATGTCGGATTTACTCTTTTAAATTCTTCGTTAATTTTAGAAGCTTGTCTTTCAAGTGCTTTAAAGATAATGTCAGTAGTTATCTTACCCTCGTTAGCCATTCTTCTAAACTGACCAACGGTTACACCCATCTCATCAGCCATTGCATATGCTAATCGAGGAAGCTGTTCCATTACGGAACGTAATTCTTCGCCACGCAGTGTTCCAGAGGACAAACCTTGCCCTAATTGGATAATTGCATTGTTTGCAGCTATGGCAGATGCACCGGATAATGCTATAGACTGTTGAACAGTCTGAGTTACTTTTAATACTCTTGCGGAAGAAGCACCAGTCTCTCTTAAAGCGCGACCGAATGCTGTATACGTATCAACTGTGCTTTGATAAGAACTTCTTGTCTTTACAGACAGATCTAATAATTGTCTTTGTACTATTACAAGTTCTCTTGTTCGACCTGTAACGACTGCAATTTTATTTTCTAGATTTTGGAATTCTGAAGAAAGCCTTTTAACGTATTTTAAACCAGCAGCAGCGGTAGCAAATAGTCCAATAACTTTAAACATATTACTGAGCGAGTCAGCAGTCTTAGTTGTAGTAGAATCAATATTCTTTAAGGACTGGTTGATGTTTGCAAGGTTCTTTTCCGCCTGAGATGTCCTCGCTTGCACATCAATTTGGATGCCGGACATTCGTTGAACCTCAAAAAAAAAAGCCCCACTAGAATAGACTTGCTATCCTAATGGGGTATGTCAGTCAACTGACGTTACAATAATACCGTTTGGTTTTACACCAGGATTTGCTAAAATAGTACTTTCGATGAAATGAGCAGGAGCTTGTTGAGATGAACCCTGATTGAGATGTTCTATGTATGGTACATCATTTCTGATGTTACCATTTTGAACTTCCCAACCATCTTGGGCTCTCCCTGTATCAACAGGGGTAGCCGCTTTCAAGTCATTCACAAGCTTGTGTAATAGTATAGTTTTCTTTAGTTGCACTTCAGCTTTAGTTTGTTTTTCTACTTTTCTAATAGCTTGTTTAATACCTTTTACTTTAATCATACTTGATTTGATCGCCTCCTTTAGCTGATAATATTTGTTGAAAGAAAGCTGATTGTTTAAAATTATTCACATCAAGCGTTCCATCAAACTCTTTCTTTATTTGAGAATTATAAATAGCTCTAAGTGAAGGGAAGATATTAACAGCTTTTTCTTTTACACCTTGAGCTTGCAAGAGTTTATGAGTTCGATCATCATCACGCCATCCTACCGGACGTTTCTCAAAATAAGAGAGCCATCCTTGAAGCTCTTCATACGTCATGTTTTCAAGTAATTCATAAAGAGGTTTTCTTAAGTGAAATGCAATTTCATATATTACTAGCTCTTCATCTGTTAAGATTACTTTCCCTGGTCACCACTGATCCCAGAAAATCTCATAATCTCAGTCGAAAGCTTGCTAAGCTCATCTAATGGGAAATTATCAAAATCCTCATCAGATAATTCGTCAGCACCTTCTACTGCAGACCGAATGACAGTCTTCAAGACATCAAAGCCTGCGGCTTCGTCTTTCTCAGCTACTTTAGCCTTTTCTTGAATTGCAAGAACTTCAGAAACAGTAAGCTTCTGAATAGTTAACTCACTATTCATAAACTTTACTTTTCTAGTCATCTTCTGCCCAACAAGGCTTCTAATACCACTGGTTGCCATAGTGTCACTCGCCTTTGAAATGTTCGGAATTTTTAGCTTGGAAGTCATCTAACATTTTCCTCATAGTATGAAGGAAGGATAGAGTCTTGAATATTTCATCAGACTTTTGCTGATTGCCTTCAAACTCAGGTTGACGTTCAAATGTCTTCCGAATGCTAATATCAATACTCTTACGCATATGTTTAGCTGTGGTACGTAATACATACCCCATACTAAAACGCTTTAGTTTTTCTACCATATATTTTTCTTATAAAAGAGGGTACACCCTTTCGAATGTACCCTCCGGGTTTATAACACTAGTGATTACGCACCAGCAACTGTGTATGCACCGTAGAACTGAGACTGAACGCTAATCGTCAGTGTGGCGGTGTTGGCATCAGTGAGCTGAGGATTGACAAGCAATGCCTCCATCTTACCTACCCAATACCATACCGAGTTACCGACCTTACCAAGACCAGTAATACCGGCTGTGGAATTGTAAGCACTACCAGGTTCAGCATTCATCAGAGCAAAGCGAAACACGTACTGATTGCCATCACCAACAGCTGCACCTAATAGGGTTGGAGTACCATCCTTCGCCCACTCAGAAGCAACAAAGTTCATGTTGATCTCCAGTGTTGGAGAATCAGCCTGACCCTGAATCTGCTGAGAA